ATTTTTACGTTCTCTATCGACTTGTTGCAGCTGGCCTAATTCAATTCCACTTTTAGCTACTACTTGCTGCTGCTGCTGAACCGCCAAAGGGTTCATTTGTTGTGATTGTTGGTAGGCTTGCCCAGCGCGGGCAGTATTAATCATGTCTCCAATAGACATGACTTGCGGACCTTCGTACATTTGCGGGGGGGTGCTAACGTATGTTGCCATGTCGATTCCTTATGCCTGGCTTATGTTTAGCTGCGGAGCTGGTATTCCATAACCTGGCTGCGTTGGCTGCTGCGTTTGCGGCTGCATATAGTACGGCAGCGTAGCGTAATTAGCCATTCCCTGTAAAGTGTTGCCGTAGGCCTTTGCTTGTCCAGTAATACCAGCAGCTTCAGCGTTGGCAGCGCCGATTTGCGCCGATCCAATGGTTTGCCCCGCACTTGTAGCAGCCTGGGCGGTTGTTCCAGTAGCGCCCAAGCCCATGTCGGCAATGCCTTTTAGCCTGTTAAAAATGTTGGTTTGCGTTGCAGCATTTCGACCAAAAGCTGCGCCAAATTCCTGGGAAGCTTGGCCTTGGGTGTAGTCTTGCATCCCTTGCATAACGTTTCCGCTGACAAGGCCACCACCGCGGTTATATTGATTTTCTAGGGCTTTTTGGCCCTGGGCTAAACGGAATTGATAACCAGGATCGATTCCCTGGTTAAAGTCTTCTGCCGTGTAACTTCTGGTTAACTCTGGCATTCTTGCGACTAAGTCTTTTAATGAAACTTGGCCTTGTTCACGGTACGGACGAAGATTTTCGTTGGTAATGTTGAACATTTCCCGATTGGTGTCCGCCGCATAGCGCATTCCAGCCGCAGATGTAGCAGCCGCATCTTTGGCAGCTTGCGCCCCCATGTATCCAGCAGCTAGCGTAGCGCCGCCACCTACAACCGCAACAGTTACCCAAGTCATTTATTTACCCTCCAAGGCTTTAACCTTGATGTTATTAGAAGAATCGTACAAAGCCAATTCGTCTGGTTCTATTAACTCTTTTTCGATCTTGTCCAAATCCGTTTTGTTAGTCTTGTGTACCGTGATGCCAATTGCATCCGTGACCGCCATAGTCACCCGTTTTGTCCCCGACTTGCTGCACAACACATCGCCAGCGCTCAGAGTAACCATGCCTTTTTCGGACCAGGCAATAATTTGTCCCTGGGCGCACATAAAAAAGTGATCCTTTTTGTGGACCTTACCGACAATGATTGTCCCAGCTTTTCTAAATACTTTCCGACAATACATCCCTTGCGAAAAGTAGTGTTCGGTTTTCAATTCTGCCTGTGGCATTTTAGCCATTTCGTCTTGCAGCCGCAAAATTTCTTCACGGGTTGGAACGTCTTTTCTAAGCAGCTCTAGGTTCATTGGTTGTAATAAGGCACTTTGAAGGCCACCCCATTTACGGTCACATTGATAAATCCAACGGGATTAGCTGGCAACGTACCCGATCCAGCGGTCGCTGTGGTCGAGCTATTGAAGTTCAACAAGTTAATAAAGAACTGCTGCCAGGCGCGGGTTGGGCGTTTGGTTTGTCCGTCTAGGAATTCCGTCTGCGGGTAGGGCTGCGTTTGCGGATTGGGTAAAAGTGCCATTAATTCTCCCCAGCTGTCATTTTTAGGTTAGCGGAAATAATCACCGCTTTTACGGGATCGGAAACTGAAACCTCAAAGATTCGATCCCTTGCCGTACCTAGCCGCCGCCAAATTGCGCGGTTTGTGTATTTGCCGATTTTGCCAATGGTTGTCCAATGCTCACTTGACCAGGTAGAACCGCCATCACTTGACCAGCGAAGCATAGCCTGGGGGTCTTCACCCTGGCCTGTGCTTAATCCAACGCCAGGCTGGAACTGCAGCTGTAGCTCTTCAAAATATTGTCTTTGTAGGTCTACCGTTAAATGCGGGGCGCGGCGTAGACGTTTAACGTGTTGTCCGTCATCGGTATAAATGTTGCGCTCTAATTTATAAATCTTGCCGTTGGAGTAGTCCCCCACCAAAACATTTCCCTGGAACACCGCAGCACAATTACCGCGGCAGCGCTCGTATTGGCCCAGGTTGTTGGTGTATAACCATTTGTGCCACATCTGCGTAGCAATGTCATAACACCAAGTTAGCTGAAGGGTTGGGAAGCTAATTACATAAACTTCGTGGCCTTCAAGCTGGTAGGTCCAAGCAATTGCATCGGTTATGGTTTGGTTTGTTAAGCTGTTTTCGACCGCGTGGGTTGAAATCCTTTGTGGCACATAGCCGTTCATTTGGACGATCTGGGCTGTTCCGCGGTTGTTCTTAGATAGATAAGCAAACGAATTACCCAAGCGGGAAACGCTAAACGCTGAAACAATCCCGTGCTGGGTTGATGTGCCTGGAATCCTGTTAAACGGAAATGGACTTGTGCCCTGGTCCACCCACACTTCGCTGGATGTTTCGCCCAGCAAATAGATTTCGCGGTGATCCACAATTAACGTCACCAGATCGTCAGGTGCGCCGTCTTTACTAGAAAAGTTAGTGCTGCCAGAAATAGGGGATAAAACGTTTGAACACCCAAATTGTTGGGTATCTGGTCGGTTGTATACAAAGTAGTTATCTACTACGTCAACGTTTGTTCCGCCCGAAAATGCCCCGTCTGTGCTTGGCAGCTGGGAGAAATTAAGGCCGTATAGGGTTGTGGAGGTTACGGTTTGGCTTGTGCTAACCGTGTAAGTTCCAACACCACCCGATCCAGTTCCCAAGGCCGTAATGATGGTTAATGCCGTGACACCAGTTCCCTGGATGGTTTGCCCAACAAATAGCGTTCCGCTTGCAACCGCGGTCACCGTTAAGGTCGTGGTAGAAATTGATCCCGTGACTTGTGCGCCTACGGTCGTGCTGTTCATTTGAACGCTGGCAACCGTTTGGGATAAGTTAATTGTGTAAGTACCAATCCCGCCAGTTCCCGTGCCCAGGGCTGTAATCACGGTTTCATTTGTAACGCCCACACCAAAAAGGGACTGCCCCGCTGCAATTGTGCCGTTTGTAATTGCTGTAACCGTTAGGGTTGTGCCCGATGTAGACCCCGTAAACACCGCAGAAGAAGGTGTCGAAATCCGCCAGCTGTATCGGTTAGAACCGTCCACAATGTAAGTGTTAACACCGTTGTCGTTGATGCCTACGCGCCCCGTTATGGTGTTAAGCTGCCCAACTAATGTTCCAATGAAATTAGAAGTTAAAGCATAAACATAAGGCCCGCAAACCGCCACCAAAACGCTGCCACCCGATAAGGTGACCATGCCGCGGACTTCTTGTTGATTCTGAAATAGGACTATGGAAGATAAGCCAGGCGTTGGGTACAAAGCCACAACACCACGATCGCCCTGGGGCTTGGTTGGATCAACTTCTGGAAAGAAATTGATACATTCCTGGGCATCCTGGTAGATCGATGGCGCTTCGTAAGAAGCCCCTACAAAGCCAAAGTCAGGCATTATCTAAATCCCCCGTCCATGATAAATCCAGCGTCTTTAGCTTTGCCCATCAATAACGAATCAGGATAACGGGCCACTTGTGGCGGTTTCATGTTTGTGCGCTTGATCGTGGCCTTGGCCTGGGCGGAAAACCCGTTGATCAAAGTTATTTGCGTGGCGCTGGCTTTGCCATACATCGGCATTAGACGTTCCGCCAAACACCACCGCAGCGCCATGTTGTAGCCCTGGGGCAGCGTTATGGTTTCGTAGTAGTTTTGAAATGTGCGAAAGATAGTGCTGGCAAACAAGTGCAGCTCACCGCTAGAAGGGTTCGGGAAAACATACAACGTTCCCAGGGTTTCGCTGGGTTGGTAGTAAATCATCTTGGCCCACGGGCCACTTAGCTGCTTAATTCCTAGTGATTCGTACTCTTCCAAGCTAAGAATTGACACGGGGTAATCTAAATAGCCGCCCGATCCGCTAGCAGATACACGCACAAAGGCCGATTCGATTGTCAATGGGCGCTCATAAAAGGCCGTAATCGTGGTGCTGGACGCGGTTTGGGAGCTGCTAACGGAATATGTGCCGCCTTCGTTTACGTTGCCACCAGCGCCCGTATTAAAGCCCACAATGGTCGTTCCAGCAGTAATCCCTGTGCCACTTAATGTCATGCCCATAGTGATCGCGCCAGCTGTAACGCCATTCGCTGGAACGGTTAGCGTTGTGCCAGAAATCGATCCCGTAAAAGTAGCCCCGACTGATCCGCCTGGTCCAAGGGTGTATTGCACGGTGTTTTGTACGGTCTGGAAAATGATTTCAGTCTTATAAAAGACCATCATGTTTTCGTTGGACCATTGGGCGCACAAGTCGTTCAGCATATCGAACGCATCCTGGGCAGCATCCGCGGACGGGCTTTCACCAGCTTCTAACGCGCCAATATCCTTCAGCGATCGGGTAATTATGTCGTAGGGGGTTGTCATTTTTGACCTTTAAAACGTGACTTTAAAAACCTGATTTCCCCAAGGCAAGTCATTGTTTACCCCTTTTTTGATGTAGTCCATTTGGATTTGCAGCTGTGATTTTATTGAATTTACACCGTCTTGTGTTGTTTCTTTTTCGATCCAATCAGCTACATCACTTTGTTTGACCTGGTCAAAAGCGGTCTTTACGGTTTTGTCTTTAAACCACCAATGGCCTTCGGTTTCCACAATGTCGCCATTGTCTTCAGCGGTCACATGATATTTGGCATGGGTGATTGCGCCATCTTCGGATGTTATTTCGGAAATCTTCCAGATAAATACGGTCATGCTAGTTGCTCCTCAGTTGGGCGTGGCAATGTTGGGTGTTCCCACTTGGCTATGTAATCGCCTTTGCCGTCAGAATCGTTTTGTAATTGGATAGTATTTAAGAAGTCTTGTTGTGTAAGGCTAGGATATAGAGCCATGATTTTTTCAGGTAATGTCATGATGCCCTCGCTAATGTTGCTTGAAAATAAGATAGGTTGCCCGCTTGAAAATTACCAGATGTTCCGCTTAATAACCCATAACCTTCAATATAGTCAGTAGAACCATTTAAAAGCATTAATTGAGAAAAGAAAACACATTGTGATGTAGTTGAATTATTATTTGTAAACGCTGATTGAGTTCCAGTTTGTGAACCATTTTTATAAACATAAAGATTTAGTTGAGTAATTGATGAACCATTAGCATATATACCAATATTTATTTGGTAATAACCAGCCACTTGTGGAGTAAAACGATAATTTGTAGCATTATCGTAAGCGTTAGCAGTATCAAAATTTTCTGTGCCAAATTGAATTTTCGTAGCAACACCAGTAGTTACTGTTTGTGTTGTTGCAATTTGAGCGCCAAATGCTGGCATATTCCCACTAACCATCACAGTACCCGTAGCGGCTGGCAATGTTGCTGTATTACTTCCAGCCGTTGCAGTTGGAATAATAGTCACAGTCCCACTTGTAGAACCAGACATTACTATTGAACCCGTAAGTTGGGTTATGCCACTTGTTCCATCTAGCGTCATAGCCATTATTTGTTCTCCATCGCTTCAATCCGAGCGGTTAGTGCGTTGATTGTTTCGGCTTGTGTGTCTATCAATGCTTTAGTTTCTTGCAATGCCGCTGTTAGTGTTGCTACTAGGAATGATGTGTCAATACCTTGATATTTGGGATTACCTTCAGCATCTAATTCATCTTTTGTTCCAGTTACACAATCAGGCACTACTTCCTGTAATTCATGGGCAATAAATCCCTGAGATTCTTCACCAGTAGATTTCCATTTGTATGTAACAGGCTTTAGTTGTGAAACAGTTGCTAACGCACCCGTCATTGGCACAATGTTTTCTTTTAATCGGTAATCAGATGAAGTGTTGTATGAGGTTGTAGAAGCATTAACACCAATTGCACCAACTAAAGTATTAGATGCATTTTTAAATGTGTAGCCGTAATCACCATCAGTATTGACCCGTAAAGAACAAGGCGAAACTCCGCTTTTACCAGTAACATTAAAAACAGCATTTAGTGTGGTTGTGCTGTTTACAAGCAAGTTACCGCTGGAGTCGATACGGGCGCGTTCTGTGTTGTTGGTGACTAACATCAAAGGCGCACTAACTGTTGAACCAATCGTTATTTCAGAATTTTGATAAGTTTGAAACTGTGCAATTTCAGTTCCGTTGTACTGCAACTTGATGCTAGAGTAATTGCCCGAGCCATTAACAATGATTCGTTGTGTTGCGTCTGTTGTGCCACTTACATGAAGTCTTGCTACTGGCGAACTTGTTCCAATCCCCACATTCTGACTAGCATCAACAGTAATCGCAGTAGTCTCGTTTGTCTGTATGTTTAGGATGCCGCTGTCATCTCCCGTAGAGATAAGACCGCCATTTCCTGTGCTTGTGCCGTTGATAGTTGAAGCCATTATTGTGTTCCTT